CAAACAATCACTATCACCACTACAATGACGACATCACAACGCTTTGAGAGAAAGCAGATGTCAAGTAAACCTACAGGACGACCGACTAAGTACAACGACGAGCTAGTAGACGAGATATGTACTCGTGTAGCTAACGGCACTCCACTGCGTGAGATATGCAGGGAGGAGGGCAAGCCAGCGTGGACGACGTTCTACAATTGGATCAATGCGGACAAAGATCTTTTTGAACGCTTCGTGCGTGCGAGAGAGCTTGGGACGGACGCCATAGCGGAGGACACCCTCGCAATCATTGACGAGAAGCCTGAGTACGTTGAGGACGAGCGGTCGAGCCGTGTTGATTCTGGCTACGTACAGTGGCAGAAGAACCGTGTTGAGTTGCGCCTCAAGCTGTTGTCTAAATGGAACCCACGCAAGTATGGCGACCGTCAAATCTTGGCTGGTGATAAGGACGCTCCTGTGGAGATCAAGCACTCCAACATACTAGACGAGACGATCCTGAACTTCGAGCGCAAGCTACAGCTACAGAATGAATCAGAAGAAAGCTAAGGAGGCTCTTCAGGAGCCCCCTGACTCCATCAGTAGCACCTTAGCTCTAATTAAGAGCGCAGAGTTCCGCAAGGAGTACGACGCCGCCCCCACCGATCAGAAGATTGCGTTCGACTGGCGGCTAAAGTGGTTAGGGGCTGCGCACCCCCATCAGATCCTGCCAAGCGGTGACTGGTGGTCGATCTGGCTGTTACTGGCTGGTCGTGGCGCTGGTAAGACAAGGGTAGCGGCTGAGCAGATCGGATGGTGGGCTTGGACGACGCCTAATAGTAGGTGGCTGGTCTCCGCCCCTACCTCGGCTGATGTCAGGTCTACGTGCTTTGAGGGTGACTCAGGGCTGCTGAGCGTGATCCCTCCTGCGCTGATCAAGGATTACAACAAGAGTTACCACGAGATCAAGCTGATTAATGGCTCACTCATTAAGGGCGTGCCGAGCTCCGAGCCTGAGCGCTTCCGAGGCGGACAGTATCACGGGGCTTGGCTCGATGAGCTTGCGGCTTGGGAGTATCTCAGAGAGGCGTGGGATATGATCATGTTCTCCGTCCGACTAGGAGACCAGACTCGTATCTTGGCTACCACCACACCTAAGCCCAAGGAGTTGATCCTAGAGCTTATCGAGCGTGATGGGGACAACGTGGTGGTGACCACCGCCTCTACCTACTCGAACATCGACAACCTTGCGCCATCATTCAGGGAGCAGATCCTCAGCTATGAAGGCACGAAAATTGGTAGGCAGGAAATTTACGCTGAGATCATCGATCCAGAAGAAGGGGGCATCGTCAATCGGGATTGGTTCCGCCTCTGGCCCGCAGAGCGAGAGTTCCCTCAGTTTGAGTTCGTCCTACAGAGCTATGATACTGCGTACACGGAGCGAACGACTGGTGATCCGACTGCCTGTTCGGTCTGGGGGATCTTCAAGCCGCTAGATCGACCGCTGTGTGCGATGCTGCTGGATTGCTGGTCAGAGCATCTGGCGTACCCAGACTTGAAGCCCAAGCTGCTGGAGGATTACACGGCGGTGTACGGTGAGCCGGGCAAGCGAGTCGACCTCGTGCTGATCGAGGAGAAGGCGTCAGGTCAGTCGCTGATCCAAGATCTGGGGCGTGCGCACGTGCAGGTTAGAGGATACAACCCCGGCAAGTTGGACAAGGTGCAGCGTGTCCATCTGATATCGAACATCATCGCCGCTGGTCGTGTCTACCTGCCTGAGTCGACGAAGAAGAAGGGGTACGTCAGGGACTGGGCTGAGCCCTTCGTGCAGCAGGTCTGTTCGTTCCCTGAGACAAGCCACGACGACTACGTCGACAGCATGAGCCAAGCCTTGAGATACCTGAGGGATGCAGGCTTTCTGGATATTGACCCTGCGCAGCATTACGACGATAATGACTACGTTGACGATTCACGCATCAAGCGTGAGAACCCTTATGCGGCGTGATCATGGCTAAAATACAACCTCTCAAGGCTCCATCTGGCGCTCCCTCAAATGTAAAGCCAACAAAGATCAAGCCCACGGTCTTATCGCCTGAGCGGATCGCTTTCCCCGGCATCTACGACAACCCAGCAACGATAGCGGCAGAGGCTGCATCACGGGTCGCACCAGAGAGCCCAAACCTGAAGAGGTTGTTCGGCGTCAACCGAGAAGAGCTGTACGAGATCGGGAAAGACTTGCGGGGAAATCTACCCGGCACGCTACCCGGTGCGGCAGAGAACCCACGAGGCTCTGCGGCGGCTGAGAAGATCATGACGCCAAAGAATGTCCAAAGGATATTGGACGTCAATGCTGAGGCTGAGAAGTACCCATCGCTTGTGCAAGGCATGGATCCTTGGTACGTAATGACCCCATATTACAAGCGCATGGTGGAGCTGCTCGGACCGGAAGTGGCAGCATTTGAGTACAGGATGCAAAATGCGCTGTCGGGGATGGCGTCACCGGGCAGTGAGGTCAACACTGAAATACCCCGTGGCTCTGCGGCATACTTCTTGCACAAGCAAGGCAGGTTCCCAGAGTTTGTAGAGCACCTTGGTCTGCCAAACGCAAAGCGAGGCGCTCTCGGTGTTGCGGAAGACATTATTAATGTACCCGGTCACATGTACCACAAGACAGCGCAAGCGATTCCTATGGAAAAGTTCCTGCGCACGGGTGAGCTCGACATGTCATCGCCAAAGGTTCCGATGTACATCGAGGCGAGTGGTGTTCCTGAGACGGGATTTCAAACGCAAACTCCGGTGGGCGATGCTCACTGGTCACGAGCTGTTGGTCTTGGCGACACACGCACATCAAAGAATTATGGCGCAAGCGTCAGCAACCCAGAGATGACACAGCTCGCTCCTTGGTGGAGAGACAAGATTGCTGCCGAGCTTGGGATTGAGTCTGTCCCAGCGCAGGCAAGAACGTGGGGAGCATTCTCAGGACAGACTGGCGTCACTACGCCAATTGGCGCACCCAAGTTAGAGCTGATCGCCGACCAGATCGCTGCTACAGCCAATCGTCTTGGCGTGAGCTTAGAGACAGCACGTGACATGGTCATGATGGGTAAGGCTAGGATGGGCAAAGCTGAAGGCGGCATGGTCGAGTCGCCCCCACAAGAGGCGATTGCGAACACGGTGCAGAACCCGAACGCAGCACGCATGCTGAACATGGATCTGGCGAACTTGGCGCTCATGCAGCAGCCACAGCGGATGAAGGACGGTGGTGTAGCCAAGATGCAGGGCGGCGGCTTTATGTCGGACGTTTACAAGTGGGCAGTTCCTGCGCACGCACGCACATTCGTCGAGACTCTTGCTGGCGATCAGTCCCCGATCACAGAGAAGAACTTCTCCTCGTCAGAACTTGAGCAGATGCGTGATGCGATCATGCGCAGCCGTAGGGATCGTCAGGCTGGCAACCAGATGGCGTTTCACGAGCAGATGGGTAAGGCTACGTCGGACAAAGAACTTGCAGAGATCATGCGTCGTGGAGCACCAACGACGATCGATCAGACGGTAGGGTATCAGCACTACCCCGGTAGCCCGACCAGTCTGGCGAGCGACTTTGACATTACCTCAGACGCAGCAATCAGGAACACGTTAGGTCGGTTCGCATACGAAAAAGACGCTGATGGCAACCTGATTGCTACAGACATGTACAAGTTCAGGGATGACCTGAGCGGCAAGACAAGACCGTCCTCAGACTATGCAAACATGAGTACAGGCGAGAAGTTATGGACGTTGCTAAAGGACAGCGGCGGTAAGGAGCTGACCACGTTGCCAAGCAGGATCGGTAGCGCATTCTTGGGCAACAAGGAAGGGCGTCCTGTCACCGTGAACCTCGGCAAGGCTCCGTTCGCTGAGGGCGGACAGGCGAAGTTTCCCACCCCCGAAGAGATGCTGATTGAGCTGATGGAGCGTGGCTATGGCAGGCGTTAAGTTACCCAAGGTCAAGTCACCCGCCCAGATGAAGGCGGAGATGGCGGTCGGTCGTGCGAGAGATGATTCACCAAAAGTTGAATCACCTACTGTAATGAAACGCAGCGATGTATCAGATCTGTTTAGGCTGATCAACGAAAGAGAGGGATCATATGGCGCAAAGCGTGTAGAGCGTGCGGCTGACGAGATACCAAACCTTGAGAAACTGTACACGCTTGATGCATTGCGCAGCGCCTTCAGTGGTGATAACGCCCGTGCATTGATGACGCTCAAGCCTGCGGACTTTGAGAAGTATGCAGCGCCGTTGCTCACAAATCTATCGCAACAGAGTAATGACAATATTGCGAACCTTAAAGCAATTCAGAATGTTGGTGGGTTCTCCGATGTTCCTTTTTTCCTAGTCAACAAGGAGCTGGCTGGATCAACTGGCTTGCCTTGGATTACAGGGCATGAGGGTCGCCATCGCAATAGAGCAATGGATGAGGCTGGCGTACAGGCTGGGTTGGTTCAATTCTTGCCAAGGGCAGAGCTGCGTGAGCCATTCCCTCGGAAGTCGCAAGATCAATACATTGACGCCATCAGAAAAGAAATGGCACTGAGCGGCAACAAAGTTAAGCCAGAAAAGTATTACCTGAATGACAATGATGAAAAGTCATTCCAACGCCCAACGATCGATCTGCCCGACCTGTACGCCGATGGCGGCGCAGTCAAGATGAAGGACGGAGGCGATCCTGATCAAGAGTTCTATGATCGTATGCGGGAAGAGTTCAGCGTCTACAACAAGCCGACGTATGGCAACGAGATACCGGGAACCCCCACGATCGATCAGCAGCGCTACGAGTTGACCATGAAGGGTCAGCAAGAGGCTCAGAACCGTGCTCGCACGACAAGAGACAGCCTGACAGCGATGGATCCATCTGGCACGCTTGGCATTGTCGATGCGCTCAAGACGGTAGGCAAGGCTGTGGTCGCACCAATCGCCTATGTCGGTGGCAACGCCTTCGACTGGTTGCAGACTGGCAAGGTCGACCCTGCCAAGAGCAAGGCACGAGGCGAGAGGCTTGAGAGCTGGATGCAGCCCAAGACAGAAGAGGGTGGAGAGATCCTTGAGGAAATCAGCAAGGTCGGTCCAGCCCTGACTGGCTCAGAGATGGGCTTCGGCATGCACCCCAACCTGTGGGCGAGCGGCATCGGACTGACCACGCCCAAGCAGACAGCGGCTGGATTGCGCTTGGGGGCGGAGCGTGTTGCACCGTTTGCCAAAGATGTAGGCTCAATGGCGAGTGAGCTGTATCAGTCTGGCAGGATGCCGGGCATGATCTCCCCCAATATGTACGCTGTGGCTCCTGATGGTAAGCCATCGAAGGTGCTCGCTCCCGCCAATGAGATCGGATTCTACTCACCGACTGAGGCTGCGGCACTGAACCTTCAGCGCAAGTCAGGACAGGGTCAGGCGTTCCTCAACGACATCATGAAGGGCGAGAACGTCAAGGCTGACGAGATCAGTGCCATGGGATTGGATACCTTCCTGAAGGACAAGAAGAACGTCACAGCCGATGAGGTGCGTGACTACATCGCTCAGAACAAGATACAGTTGGGTGAGACTGTTTATGGTGGTCAGATCAAGGAAGACCCTGTCGGAATAGCTAAGCGTAAAGAGGTGTTTGATAGATACGAGCCAGAAATACAGGCTTTGTACAATGAATTTGATGGATTAAAAATTCGTTTACCAAACGGAGAACTCAACCCAAGATACAACGAAATACAAAATCTTTTAAATGATTTGCAGCTCAAGCGTGACGCTGAGGCAGACGCCGCATATAAAATCCCAGAGAATAAAGAGTCAAAATTCAGCAGCTACGCCCTACCCGGTGGCGAGAACTACCGTGAGATTGTGCTGACGTTGCCGCAAGCTCCAGAGCATGCTGAGTTTGCAAGGCTCAATAAAAAAATGAACGATGACGACGGTCTGCTACCTGACGATATGCAACGCTGGACGGAGTTAGGCTCCAAGCTAGGCGATGAAGGCAGGCGGCAGGCTAAGGAAGGAAGGTATCAATCCTCCCATTGGGACGAACCCAACCCCCTCGCCCACCTCCGTGTCAGCGACCGTGTGACGGATGGCAAGAAGACGCTGCTCGTCGATGAGGTGCAGTCTGACTGGCATCAGGCAGGGCGAGATAAGGGGTATATTAACCCTAGTGACAAAACATCTGTACAGCTAGAAAAAGAATTGACAGCGGTCAATAAAAAAAGATGGCAATTGCTTGAAGAAGCCGCCGATCTTCCTGATTCAGAGATGGAAAAGTTTAAGTCAATGAACGAAGAAATCAAGAGGCTTGATGAACAAGCTAAACAACTTGATCAACAGTGGACAGATTCTTTTAATAATCCAAAGAAAGTTCCCGACGCCCCCTACAAGGACGACTGGTATCAGCTCACCCTGCGCCGTGCCATTAAGGAGGCGATCGACGGTGGGTATGACCGTGTCGCCCTTCCTACTGGCTCAAGAGTGGCGGAGCGGTTTGACCTGAGCAAACAGATCGATCGGCTCGACTACAACATTAATGATGACGGCACATACAGCCTGTCAGGAATCAAGGACGGTCGAGAGGTTGTAGCGAAAGAAGGTCTGACAGAAAAAGAGCTTGCTGATAATGTTGGCAAAGAAGTTGCTGAAAAGATGATTAAGGGTGAAGGTAAAAACCCGACTGAGGCTGTAGATCGATGGGATCCAGAGGATGGGAATGACATGCCACTAGTGAAATCCTTGTCTGGGCTTGACCTGTCCGTAGGTGGCAAAGGCATGAAGAAGTACTATGACGAGATATACCCTAGCTACCTCAAAAAACTTGGCAAGAAGTACGGTGCAAATGTTGGTATGACCTCAGTGCAAACTGAGCCTTCAACAGACAAGATATTTAGAGACCTTGGCAAGTTTCACGCATATACAGGACAGGGTCGTGAAACCAAGGAGTTCAATACCTACGCTGAGGCGCTAGAGTTCCTTGGTCTTGGTAAGGAGCCCCTGCACTACATGGAGATCACTCCTGCGATGCGTAAAGAGTTCAACACA